TCTCCAGTATCAACACCTTCAGGAACTTCATCTGATACTGGACTTAAATCTTGCCAAGTTAATCCTCTATAATCATACTCTGCTGGTTCATAATAAGGAGCACCAGCATCGCACAATACTGTATTACCTTTAGGGTCATCATTGACCAACATCTTATTTCGGTTCTTTGGATTCTTTGCATTCTCCTTATGAACCTTTACACAACCTGGCATATTAACTATAGGAGTACCTACAACTGTGGTAACAGGAACAGTTGGAGGAATTGCTTGTGGAGGTTCTGTCATCCACACTCTAGCATCAGAAATATAACTGACGCCAATAGGTCTTATAGTTGCATTTGTTGGTCTAATAGTTTGTATTAATTTTACTCCAGTACCATTAACCTGTATATAAGGTATACTCTCACCACCAACAATAGGAATATCAGGAATCATGATACCTTATTACCATATGAACTTGCTTCAGTTGAATCAGGATTGTCTTTCAAATATTGTACATAATTAAATCCAGATCCCTCTGGATATATGTATTGTCCATTCTCATCAAACTTACCTGAAGTATCTGCTATTCTTGACTCCTTTGATGGATACTTAGGGTAAGGTCTTTTCCCTTCTCTCATCTCATTACCTATTCTCCTTCTCATTTGATTACCAGTCTCATGATTTGGATCAATAGTTGGCCATGATGATCCTAGTATTCTTTTAATATCTTCTTTGGTGTAACCTTTAGGATGAGACATTAGCTTCTTTTATTGCTTCTACAATAATCTTTTTCAACTGTCTGCTTTTCTTTCTACCTAGACCAGCAGATGTATCAATCTTGACTTTAACCCAATAAAGTCCAATCAATACTAGAGTAAATGGAATAGCATCTGCCCATGAGATCTCATTCCAAGCATCTACCACATTTAACATTGAAAAAATCATTTAGGAACCTCCTGTCTATAATCTTGTTTGGGAACTTGAAGACCCTTCACAGGTCCAGAGCTCTTAGGCCAATTATTAACTAACTGTATATATATTTCTTCTCTTACTACCTGTCTGATTGCTTCTATCTTAGCATCCTCTCTCTTCTGAGGACCACCTTGCATCTTATCAATCTGATGATTACCACCAACAAAAGCACCAGTTCCTAGAACTGCTGTTGCTGTTGTAATTGATGCTGCTTTTTGTATGTCCATTAGATTAGTTCCTCCAACTTAAATAGACTAGTAAGTTTTAAGTTTGCTTCTCTCATAGCAGTATCAGCTTCACCTGAATTGCACTTATCACATACTTCTTGTCTATCTATAATTGATATTACATTTTCCACTATATATCCAGCATCTCTAAGTTTCTCTGCTGCTTTAATAGCAGATCCACCTGTGGTAATAACATCCTCTAACACAGTTACTTTAGCACCAGGTGCTAGTCTAGGACCTTCTATCCATGCTTGTGTGCCATGACCTTTAGGTTCCTTTCTGACTATAAGGGCATCCATATATCTTTCTTCTATTGCTGCTACCATAGACACACCTGCTACCAATGGATCAGCACCAAGAGTGAGTCCTCCTACAGCATCACAATCATCTTCAAGACACTCAAATATGCACCAACTGATAAACATCAAAGCATCACCCTGTAGGGTCACTGGTTTACAGTTGACATAGTGCTCACTCTTCTTACCAGATGATAAGATATAGTCTCCCTTTTTATATGCATCCTCTTTTAAGAGAGCAAGAAATTCATTTCTAGTTTGAATCATTTCTCTCCTTGATATTATATTCTATTACAATCTTTTTAGAAGATCTACCTACAGAGTTTAAAGTTTCATATCTCTGCATATTACCATCAAGAAGAGCTGTAATTGTTAACAACTCAGAGATCAAAGTTCCTTCATCATCATGCATTTTCATATTCCTCAGTTGGTATGGACCACTCAGCATATATTCTTCTACCTGTTTTACCATGTAGATCAATATATACTTGATCATTACTCTGCCAATGTCCCATATGTTCTCCTAATTTCACGTAACTCCTCAAAATCTTTCTGTTTAGTCCCTCCATCATATGCCCAAGCATAACCCTCCTTAATCATTTGTTCGTTAAGCGACAAGTCTGAATCCCCGATATAAAGCCACCCAAGAAGACGACCATATTTACCGACCCCACCAACAAGTTCAGTCCTAATAGACAACTCATCAGCACCGTTAATAGCACCTTCGAGTTTGTCTTTAAGCCATTTAGTTGCGTCCAAACCAAGAGCCTTTTCCTCCAAATTACGAGTACGTTTTTCAGGTGTATCCACCCCTGCTACTCTAACACGTTCTTTCTTGTATAGGTCAAAACCTAAATCAATTGTAACATCAATAGTATCTCCATCCAATACCCTATTGATCTCTGTCACCCTGAAGTTGTAACAACTCTTCCTTGATGGTGGTGTCATTGCCCCCATATTCATCCTCCCATAGATCCTCTAGTGCTTTATTTATAGAGTCTTCTACAGGAGATCTAGTTTGCTCACTCTGCCATTCCCTCATCTCCTGAATCATGTGACCTATGTTCAGAGGAGATGTTACTAGTAATGTTGTTAGGATACCATTCATCATACTTAAAGACCCAGTAAATTACATATCCTACTGCTATAAGTAGAATGCCTACCATAATATTTACTGACCATACTACCTCACTCATCCCAGTAGATCTGGAGGGTGACTATGCTTTTCCATTTTGCCAGATAATCTATACGCTTCCTTACTACCACGGTGTCCATGTGCTATACCTAACTCATGCATCTTTGCATGTTCATCAATAGCATCTCTTAGATCCTTTTTACCTGCTCCAAATGTAAGATAGATTCCATATCCAACCAATCCAAAAAGAACTAGACCAAAGAATAAAATGAATCCTTGATCAGGTGTAAGGTTTAAATGGTGAATCATGGGTTGCTTCTCCCATGTGCCAGGTAAGTTATATACTGATGGTCTTGATAAGAAAATCATAATTAAATGCTTAGTAAGGTTATTATACCATACTATTTACGCATATGCTTGTGCTGCTAACCAGAAAGATAAACTTAAAGATGTTCCCATGATGGTGAGTCTGCTCATCCACCACATTATTTCATGTTTATTTTTATTCATCATACCTCCTTCATACAATAGTCAATAAAATGAGGATGCTCCTGTAGATAGGGAACATCCTCTTTGGAATTTTGTATTGCCTCATAAGAATCTGCAGCATACTCGCAGATTTCTAAATGATTTTGTTGCAGATTGTGATATCCAATCGTATAGTGGGACATGAACTTTCAACTCCACTCTAATAATAGTATTTATTCTAAAAGTAGTAAAAAATACCTATTAGTATGTGGACTCACTGACTCAGTTAGAGTATCAACGCACCAATAACAAACCCTTTAGCGAAGGCAATGCATGTTACTTGATAGTCAGTCCACCCAAACTTATCTTGGCACTTTTTAATGAGTGCCTTATCCCACTCAACAACTTTATCAAAATACTTTTTCATTTTTTTTATCCTCTTCTATAAATTTTAATTGAATACCCTTAAGAGACAATAGAACTATCTTTGTTTTAGTTAGTTCCTCACTATAAAAAATGACTGGATCTTTTAATGATGGATCACCACTCATCTTTCTCCTCCTTTTCTAGTTGGAGTTTTCTCTTTAAGAAAAGAATTTCTTTTTTAAGTTCATTCTTTTCAATCTTCAGTTGTTCGATTTCTTGTTCGTAAACAATAATCATTTGTTCAAGTCGTACTACATCATTCTCAAGATCCCATCGTGGTTTGGGATATGGGTTGGTCATGTTGAATAATTAGTTAGTCATTTAAGGGTTTCTTTATCTTTACATAGTAAAGGGTGGTTCTTCTTTCTTAGGTGCAGCAGCAGTTAGATTAAGAGGTGCTTGCTCAATTCTAATAACCTGTGCAGGTGCAGTTTGAGATGCCTTCTCAATTAACTTCTCTAAGTCTCCTTTAGATACTGCAGGAGTAGATGAGTTGCCATTACCATTACCTTTATTCTTAGCAGTCTGAACCCCAAATGTAGCTAAAACTCCTGTAAAAACCGAAGCTATAAAAGTTGGATCAATATTCTTCTGTGGGAAGTTTGGAATAGCCACGTAATTTAAAGTCAAAATTCCGCCTGACCAGACCAAAATACCAAGCCGTACAAATGTACTAATGATTGCCATCTGTTCATCATGGTCAGGAACAATAGCATCTGTTAGTTTTCCTAACACACCTTTAGGTTTTTCTTTTTCCTCTTCTTCTTTTACTTCTTCAGAATCCTCTGGCAGATCCACAGTCTCTTCTTCTTTTACATCTTCAGGCATAACAGTAAAGCAACTGGCCTATTTAGTATCAGCCACCTTCAACTTCACATCCTATACGACTACCAACAACTATACCTAGTGGAATTGCCCACCAACGTCCATCTCCACGTGACATTGCAGCTGCAGCACCACCACCTAATAGACCACCAGCAATCTTACCATCAGTACAATCATTATTGTCATACTCTATGGTAGTTTTACGTGTATATCCACCACTTCTTAAAGAGTCTTTAGAATGCTTACAAGGAACCTCGATGGTTTCATGAAAGGATTGTACATAACCAGGATTGTCTGCATTGCCTGGTATATACTCTTCCCTATATTCTGTCTTAAAGCAATTACGACTAGAAGAATATCCTGGTTGATACTCATCTGCAAGAGCAGCAACAGGAGTCACTGCTATCAATGATGCTAATAAAATTTTCATTCTAAAAAGTAGGAACTCCTAAACCAGCAGAAGGAACAGCAGCAGAAGGTTCAGAAGGTGAAGCAAGATCAGGTGCTCCTATAGGTAGTCCACCACCTAGAGACCCAGTAACTGCTTCAATAGCTTGAGACTTGATGCTATCAACAATTGAATCTCTGTTGACATATACAAATACGCCACTAGCGACAACGGCAGCAGATACAAGACCAGACGCAATAGCAAGGACATTTACAATTTTCTGCATTATATTTTATGCAAGGGTATTTATTTATGGTTTATTATAGTATGCTTCAAAGTATTTGACAACCCCATCACTTCTAACATTTCCTTTTTCTATCCATTCATTAGCACACTCATACATTGCTCTAGTAGGGTGCTGCATACTATACTTCCTTAAAAGTATGCTCAATATATTCTGTCTTAATTCCATATTACTGTATCTCCAGTCACCTGAATACTTTGTTTGTGTCATTTAATCCTCCATCATGTAAGCCATCATGGTCATAAACATAGTAGTTGTCATTATAACACCAACTACTACCATGAAAACCATCTGGTAAATTTCTGTAAAATTAATCATATCATTCCTAAAGAACCTGCTGTCATTCCCACTGCGACAAAAAATCCAAACTCTAGAAGTTCTCTAGAGCCTGGAGGTATAGATGTTAACAGTACTGCTAATGGTATCATTGAAATACAATTGAAAATACATTAGTGTATGCTGTTGCTGCTAAGATGCAGCCAAAAACTATGAAAGGCATTTGATTAAAATTAAACTAAGTACACCAACCATTGCTAAACGTCCATTCCAACGTTCAGCAAATCTCCAATATGGGTGATGGATATCTATCATGATGCTGATGGTACAGGTACTGGTTGCATTCTAGCAACTCTTATACCTTTGCCACCATCTTGATCATCATCATCATCATCTCTTAAAGCACGAAGTAATAGTTCTACACCTACTAACAATCCCATTGGATAAAATATCCATAAGATTGCTTGGAAAGGTGTGATATCATTAACTGCTTGGAGTTCACCCATGTTGTGTTGATTTGTGAATAATTATTTAGTTTTGTTAACTTTTAGACTACACCAGGAATGAGTTGCCCTGTAAAGGAGTAACTAGCAAAGGCAGCGACGCAGCCAAAGATAGCAGCAATACCATTCCACTTTTCAGCGATGGAGAAGTCAACTTGATCGTTTGTTTTTTCATTTTTCATTAGTAGATACCTGGAATGATTTGACCATTTGCAAGATAAGATGCACTCAATAGAATGAATCCCAACATTGCTGCACGTCCTTGTGCTCTTAAAAAGATGTTTTGGTTTTTCATTAGAAGATACCTGGAATGATTTGTCCTGTAGTTGCATATGCACCTAGTGCTGCAACAAAGCCAATCATGGCCATCCAACCGTTAAATTTTTCTGCTTCTGGTGTCATTGTTCTTAGATTTGTAATAGGGATAGAGCT